TTTGAGTTTTGGTATTGTCAAAGAGCTTGTCGGGCCTGTTACTGGCTTACTGTCTGAGTTCATTGAAGATAAAGACCAAAAGGCTAGGCTGGCGCATGAGATTGCGACGATGGCAGAACGCCATGCCAATGAGAACGCCAAAGCACAGTTAGAGGTCAACAAGGTAGAAGCTGCAAGCAAAAGCCTGTTTGTGGCTGGATGGCGACCCTTTATCGGCTGGACTTGTGGGCTGGGTATGTTTGGCAACTTCATCACGATACCGTTTGCAAACTTCGTTTTAGCCCTTTTGAGTTACGAAGTAGTTATACCCCTAGTTCCACTAGAGACTATGATGCCGGTTTTGATGGGCATGCTAGGATTGGGCGCAATGAGATCATTCGAAAAGACGCGGAAATGAAATGAATTTAGAAGTAGATTACTTAGCAACTACAGATTTGACCCCCTATGCCAATAATCCTAGGACGCATAGCGAACAACAGATCGATCAGTTAGCGGCGAGTATAGAAGAGTTTGGATTTAACAACCCCATCTTGGCAGATGAGCATAATGTTGTTTTAGCAGGTCATGGCAGGCTGAAAGCAGCCCAAAAACTGAATCTTAAGTTAGTGCCGGTCATAAACATATCAGGGCTGACGGAAGAGCAGCGTATAGCTTATGTAATAACGGATAACAAGTTAGGACTAAACAGCGGTTGGGATGATGAAATGCTCAAGCTAGAAATAGAAAGGCTGAATGAGCTGGACTTTGATCTAGGGTTGATGGGGTGGGCGCAGTTACCTGAGTTCAATGAGGAAATTGATTACAGTATTTTAGATGACGATAATAGCGCGATTGACCAGATGGCGGCGGACGTTAAAAAAAGCATATTGATAGATTTTGAACCGGAAAAATATGAAGAGGCTTTCGCGTTAGTTAAAAAGGCGCGGCAGGAAGGCATAAATATCGGCAAAGTGCTGACAGAGTCTTTGCACGTTGAGTTGTTCGTGAAGGTTTGATGATAGTTTGCATCCCTACAAAGGGCAGGCCAAAAACGCAGACTTACAAGTTATTTGAAGCTGCCGGTTATCAGGTTTTACATTTTGTTGAGCCTCAAGAAATACAAGATTATCCCGATAATTTGAGCATCGTTAGCATCGAAAAAGATGATCAGGGAATAACCTACGCACGCAACTTCATACTGGATTACTGCAATGATCTGGGCGAAGAATGGATCTGGATTGCTGATGATGACATAAGCGGTTTTGGAATATACAACGGTAAGACCGTCAAGAAAGACGCGAGTGTGCTGCAAGAAATAGAACAAAAAGCTGCTAAATTGCCGTTTGAGTTGGTGGGTTTGAATTATTGCCAACACGCATGGCACGAAAAAACCTCATACAGCGTGAACAAAAAATGGGTAGAGGTTTGCGCCCTGATTAAAGTGAATAGCGTTAGCTGGCGTTACAGGGAAGGTAAAGAAGACAGAGACTTTGTCATGCAAACAATACAGAACGGTCACGGGGTCTTGAGATTCAATCATATTTGGTTCAATTGCCCCGATGTAGGCTCGAATAAAGGCGGATTACATGATTGGTATGAATCACGCAAAGACCGCGAAGCTGCCGCTAAAATGGTCACGTTATGGGACCCGTGGGCTAAGTTAAAGGTCAAGGGCGACAGGATAGATGCAAAAGTTGATATTGCAGGGTTCGCAAGAAGTTTACGGAAGCCGGTGAAGTGAGAAAGCTGCAAGTCGTCAGGGCTGATCACAGCATTAAACAGGGCGCTGAATGTGTAGATTCATTAGCGACAGTCACTGATAGCTGTGAAATATGGGACGAGGATGAATATATCGGTGTTTACCTCAGAGGGTTGAAGTCAAGCTACCCGAAACTGTCAGCTTTGACTGAGATAGCGGACCGTGAATTTATTTCAAAACGCGTGCCTAAAACTTTGTTAGAACGCAGTGATGTTTTACAAAAGCAGCGTGACTTAGGTATAACTAGGGCGCAAGCGAAAAAGCTAGGTACAGTTCAGTACAGCACGATATTAGGTAGCATCCCGCCCAAGCCGGTTTTTCAAAGAAACCATATAAGCAGAAGCGCAGTGCACCTGCATGAAGAAGCCAAGAATTACATCAAAGCTATGTATCAGGCGGCGAAAGAAATAGAGGCTGTATACAAAGAAGTCATACCGCACCAGTACAACTTTCAGAAAAAAGCCGTATCTCATGTCGACGAAAAATGGCGTTTCGGAGAATTATTCACTAGCACAATTAGCAACTACAATATTGCGGCGCCATACCATCGTGACAAGCTGAACATAGAGGGTTCATGCAACGCGATAATAACTAAAAGAAAAAACAGTCGGGGGGGTTCGCTTTCAGTTCCTGATTACAGCGCGGTATTCGAACAGGCTGACGACAGTTTGCTGATATATCCTGCGTGGCGAAATATACATGGCGTTACTCCAATAATCCCAACGCATGATGGCGGTTACAGGAACAGTTTTATTTGGTATGCATTGAAAGCGTTTGTGAAAAATAATGGCTAGAACACTAGAAGCAAAGGTCGGTATTACAGCCTCAGCGTTTGACCTACTACACGGCGGTCACATAGCTATGCTGGCTGAAGCAAAAACGCAGTGCGATTATCTGATATGTTGCTTGCAAGTCGACCCTAGTATGGAGCGCAAGAACAAAAACAAGCCTGCACAGAATATTGTTGAAAGGTATATTCAGCTGGATTCGGTCAAGTATGTAGATGAAATAATACCCTATGTAACCGAAAGAGACTTGTTAGATATCTTGATGCTGAAGAAACCTGACGTTCGAGTGATAGGTGAAGAGTACAGAGACATACAGTTTACGGGTAAAAATTTGAATATAGAGATTTACTACAACAGTAGGCAACATTTGTTTTCCACATCAGCATTACGCAAAAAAATTGCGAAAAGTGAGAGTGTAGATGGCTAGACCAATAATAAGTATCGATTGGGATCAAGTGAACAAAATGTGTGCCATTCATTGCACAGGTGAGGAGCAAGCTGCCGTTTTAGGAATCGATTACGACACGCTAAACCGCGCCTGCCAGCGTGAGTATGAGGTCAGTTTTGCGGAGTATTTCAAACAAAAGGCCAGTAACGGTAAAATGAGCCTACGCCGCAGGCAATACACTGCCGCGATGGACGGCAATACAACCATGCTCGTTTGGCTAGGCAAGAACTGGTTAGGCCAAACAGATCAAATAGAGCCAGAGGCGCAAGACCTACCACCTATCGTTATAGAGCGGGCAAGTGAGGCTAACTAAGCCACAAGATGACATCTTCTTCAGTGATTCACGCTTCAGGGCTGTGGTTGCTGGTAGACGGTTTGGCAAGACGTTCCTGTCAACTCATGAACTGTTAAGGGCTGCGCTGGGTGGCAAGAATAGAAATTGCTGGTACGTTGCACCGACTTACAAAGCAGCAAAAGAAATCGCATGGGATATGCTCAACGATGCACTACCCGCTGGATACATAACCAAGAAGAATGAAAGCGCACTGAGTCTACTGTTACGCAATGGCTCAACCATCTCGCTCAAAGGGGCGGAGAAGCCTGATAACTTGAGAGGGAGGGCGTTGGACTTTGTTGTGCTAGATGAGTTCGCTGATATGCGCCCAGAGGCATGGTTTGAAGTATTAAGGCCATCGCTATCTGACCGCAAAGGGTCAGCAGTGTTTATCGGCACACCAAAGGGCCGCAACCACTTCTATGATGTGTGGACTAGAGGTGTGGATGGTGAGGATGGCTGGGAGTCGTTCCAGTACACCACGATTGATGGCGGTAATGTTGATGCTGAAGAAATCGAAGCGGCAAAGGCTGATTTAGATGAGCGTACATTTCAACAGGAGTATGAGGCAAAGTTTGTCAACTACTCTGGCATCATCTACTATGCGTTTAATCGTGAAGAGAGCGTCCGTAGAGGCGTTTTGACTGACGACCTGCACATTGGCATGGACTTTAACTTAGACCCCATGAGCGCGGTTGTGTGCATTCGTGAAGGCCAGACATTAAAAGCAGTTGATGAGATTGTTATGTAC